GGCGCCATCTTGTCCTGATCGACGATGTCCATGCCAGCGGCGCGACGCTCCGGTCGGCGGCGAAGGCGCTCAAACGCAGCGGGGCGGCGCAGGTTTCGGCGCTGACCTGGGCGCGGGTCGTTCCCGATGCGCTGACGACCGGCAACATATTTGACTTTGCGGACGTTGATTCCGATATGGTGGCGAAGAAATGACAGGATAGCCGAATGGCGAAGATCGAAATCTATACGAAGGCCTTTTGTGGATTCTGCTCGCGCGCGAAGGCGTTGCTCGATCGCAAGGGCGCCGGTTTTCAGGAAATCGACGTGACGATGGACCGCGCCGGCTTCGAAGCGATGGTCGATCGCGCGCATGGTCGCCGGACCGTCCCGCAGATCTTCATCGACGGAAAGCATATCGGCGGCAGCGACGATCTTGCGGAACTGGAAGCGAAGGGCGAACTCGACGCGTTGCTGGGTACGGGGTGAGAATGATCGTCTTCGACCTTTGCTGTTCCGCGGGCGATCACCGCTTCGAGGCGTGGTTTGCGAGCAGCGAGAGCTTTGCCGACCAGCAGGAACGCGGCCTGATCGCGTGCCCTGTCTGCGGCGACGCCGATGTCCGCAAGGCGGTGATGGCGCCGCGCGTCGGTGCGAAGTCGAACCAGATGACGAGCGGCGCGCGGGCGCCGGCACCGGTCGCCGACGACAGCGGCCCTGGACCGGAAATCGTCCGTAAGCTGCTGGCCGACCTTGCCGCGAAACAGGCCGAGATGCTGCCCCGGTCGCGCTGGGTCGGCCGCGAGTTCGCCGACGCTGCGCGCGCGATGCACGAAGGCCGCGCGGCCGAGGATCTGATCCACGGCCAAGCCTCTCCCGAAGAGGCGCAGGCGCTTCGCGACGACGGTATCGCGGCAATACCGCTGCTTGTCCCCTTCGTTCCGCCCGAAGCGGCAAATTGATCCGCCGATTGACGCTGGCCGCCCGACACCGCTAGACGGACCCCGGCGCGCCCGTAGCTCAGCAGGATAGAGCATCAGATTCCTAATCTGTGTTCGGGCATGGCTAACTAGCTGGCTAGCCACGACTTTTCCTCCGAATGTGCCGCAGATTGTGCCATTCTGTCCCCAACTTTGTCGAAAGTGGTCGCAATCTCGTCGGCTTCGACTTGGGCGTAACGCATGGTCGTTTTGATGTCCCGATGCGCCATCGCCTCTTTCAGCGTGGGCAGATCGACGCCAGCTTTTCGAGCCCAAGTCCCGAAGGTGTGGCGAAGATCGTGCCAGTGAAAATCCGCCATGCCGAGCGATTTGCGCAACCTCTCCCAGCGGCGGCGGAAGTTCGTCCAGTCGAACACCTCGGCATCTGGCGACGGCACTTCCGCTCCCTTGGCGGCGGCAGATCGTCGACGCTTGAGCATTTCGACGACAGGAGCGGACAGGCGGACGATGATAGGCATTCGCCCCTTGGTTCGAGCGATCGTTACGGTCTTGCCGCGCAAATCGACCTGACGCCACGTCCAGCGCATGTTGCCGCGCCTCAGGCCGGTGGCGGTAGCCGCAAGGATGATATCTGCCAGATCGGAGTCGTCGATTGACTGCATCGCCTCGAACTCGTCGTGCGAGGCAAATCGGTTGCGAGGTTCGTTCTCGGGGTACTTGATCTTCGACCAGGGGATATCAGCCACCGGCTGTAGGTGCATCAGCTTGGCGTGGCGCAGGGCCGCTTGCAGATAGGCCAGATCCCGATTGATGGTCGGTGCCTGCACATAGCGAGGCGGCAGCTTCGCAGCGCGCTCTTTCGCCTCGTCTGTCTTGGCGCTTCGGTGTGCCAGTTCGCCGCGGCGTTTCGCGCGAAAGTCCATCAGCATGGCAGAGGTGAGCATGTCCACAGTGGTCGAGCAATCGAGACAGCGTTCGATGTTGCTGATGTTCGACCATATCGCATCGCCGCTGCGCTTCATTTCGGCATGTTCGGTGTACCATTTGCCGAGTGCCTGGCTGATCGTCCAGACTTCGCCGGCACGTCTGAGGTCCTGTTCCAGCTGATCGACTATGCGGTCAGCCGCCTTTTTCGCTTCTCGCTTTCCCGTCTCGCCCGTACTGCCGCGATATCGGTTACCCCCGACGGTTGTGTCGAGCCACCAGTACGGCGAGCCGGTCCTTTGATATAGACGCATCGCGTCCGCCTTTCGTTGATAAATCGGTCAAGGTCGGCTACGCTGTAGCGGATTGCGCCACCGATCAAGACATAGTCGATAACGCCATCTTGCCGCAGCTTCCTAAGCGTGCGCGTGCAGACCGCCAGATGGGCAGCAGCTTCCGGCGCTTTCAGGAGTCGCTCCGCCGTCACCGCCCCCTCCCCACAAGTCCCATGATCCTTGAGAAGAAGGGCTTTTGATCCGGGAGCATCGGGAGGATCGGGCCCCTACGGCGTTCCTGCTGCCATTGGGTCTCGTAGGAGGAGGAGCGGGTGGCGCGGAAGATGGAGTGGGTCATGGCTTCGCTCCCGAGAAGGGGAAGGGCGCTGCGTCAGCCGGGAGATACAGCGGGTGACGCGGATGCCCCTCGGCGGTCAGCCCCAGCGCGACAATCTCGATTTCCTGCTCGCATAGTTCGGCATAGTCCTCGATCCAGCCAAGAACCGTTTCATCCTGCCCGAGGTGCGAGCCGTTGGCGCCCCACGCGCAGACGATGCGGTTGACCTGCTGATCCATCGCTGTGCGGATCGCATTGATGTTGAGCGGCCCAACGGGGTCGTCATCGTGGCCAAGCGCCAGAAGCTCGATTGGCTTCGTCGCACGATAAGCGAACAGGTTGACGACCTCCATCCGGTCGTAGCCCCACGACTTCGCGAAGCCGACGCACCGGCGAATTGTCGGGTCGTCCATCTCGCCATCGGCAGTCGAAGGGTTTAGCATGACAAAGAGGCACGTATGCGGCTCGCCAAGCTGCTTGCCGGCGCCGTCAACAACTGGGCTTCCGTCGTCCTCGGTCCACATGTCCCATTGCGCGGGCAGAGGGTGGAGCCGCCATTCTCGCCACAGGCGATAGCGGTACTTGCCACAGGGCGAGATATTCGCGCCCGCGTTCAGATAGCCGACAGCAGGACGAGGCTTGGTGTCGATCAAGCGAGGGGCGCTCACAACACGTACCTCCCACCAAGGGCGTAGAGAAGGCGGGTCATGCTGCGATCCTTTGCGATCCGCGTGCCATTTGCTTGGCAAGTCGGTCATATAGGACGACATTGACAGTCGCCGCGAGGTTCATGCAAAAGCGGGTCGGCACCATCACTCGGCGCGGGCACCAGTCGAGAATTGGCGCGCCGAGTGTTCCATCCTCGGGGCCGAAAATGTAGAAGGCGCTTTCAGGATGCTGGAAATCTGGCAGAGGGATTGCGTCGTCAACGAGATCGACTGCAACCGGAACCGCGGCGTAAGGAATTAGGTCTCGCAACTCGCCACGGAAAACAGGCATATGGCGCTGCCCAGCGAGCGTGTTGGCCGGCGACTTAATCCAGCCAGCGTTGATGCGGTCGCCGCTGATTGCAAGGCTAACGGCCCCATAGCATCCCGCCGCACGAATGACACCGCCGACGTTGTGCTTATCCTTGGGCCGGTGAAGGCCGATTGCTGCGAAACCTCTCATCATTCTATCCCTTTCCCCAGTCCATTATATCGCGAGCACTGGACCGGGATTTCGCTGCTCGCTGCGGTGGTGATCTAGGCGGCGCGTTGCGCCTCGTCGCGAAGGGTCAGCGGATCGATGCCGGTCCACTTCCCCCAAATTTCAATGCACTTGTTCAGATAGTCGGCCCGATCCGCCTCGTTCATCGCGCGGTTGCTGGTGGACCAGAGCTTGCGATGCGTCTCGCCAGAGGGGAGCGTCACCTCGTCGAACATGCCGAGCTTGGTCCGCATGATATCGTGGGTATCGTCCTCCGTTAGCGTCATGCCGTGCATGTCGTTCAGGATCGGCGTGACGATGGAGACGAGTACCCAATAGAGCGAGCGGCGACGCTGGTTGGCCTTGCCGCCGGTCAGGGTCGCGCGAACCGTGCCGGTGATCTCGCGCATGGCCTCTTCGGCTGCCCGGTTGGCAGGTTTCAGCATCCCAAGGCGGGCCTCGAAATAGAGAGGGGCGCGATCGGTCATGGCCGTTCAGTCTCCAGATAGCGGACGAGGGTGTGCAGGGCGGCAATTTCCAGATCGACGCCATGCTCTTCAAAGAAGCCGCCGTGGTTCAGCCGCTCGACCGACGCCTTGCCGTGGTCATGCTGGTGGAGTTCCTGAACCAGCGGCACGACGATCCAGTGCGACCGCGTGAACCTTCCCCCGTCGCGGCTCGCGGTCACGTGATGCTTGGTCACGCCATAGCGGCCCGTCACGACGCACGGCTGCCTCGCTACCCAATCGTGGTAGCGTTGCTGCGCGGCGGTCGGCTTGACGGCGCGACGGTAGGGGAAGGTTTCGCGGCGCACTAGGCGAACCTCCCGGCCTCGTCACGAGCGGCATTGCGCCGGCCAGCCTTGGGATCGCCCATCTCGTCCAGGCTGGCGATCATGGGCGCTCCGCGTTGCTTGCGGGCCTCGTTGATGCGCTTCAACCGTTCGGCGGGGTTAGCCCAATAGCGGCGGCGCTTGTCGGCTGCGAGGCGGCGACGGGTGGAGAGGGGCAGGGCGTAGGTCATGCCGCTTTCTTTCGTTCGTGGTAGAGGACACCGGGAACAGGCGGGCGAGCGCCGCGCGCGTCACGGTCTGCAAGGGTCTGGATAAGGGCTTCAAACTCGCCCGGTTGCGTTTTGAGGTAGTGCCGGAGCGCCGCGGTCTTGTCGGTCAGCTCGGCCTCCCACGACGTGCGGAGACCCGTTGCCGAGCGATCGATCTTGTTCGCGACCGCCGTCAGCTTCTTGGCCTGCTCCAACTCCTGCTCAGCCTGGAATCGGCTTTCGAGGTCATCGGATTGTTTCAGGGCCGCTTGCGCCGCAGCCTGTTTCGCTTCGGCTTCCTCCCGGGCCTTTCGGGCTGCCTCGTCGGCGGAGCGCTGCTTTTCGATGCGATAGGGGGTGAGCGCCGCCTTGCATTCGGTGACGCCGCGATCAGCCTTGTCGATGACGGGCTTCCACTTGGCCTGCACAGCCTTGCCAGCATCGTCATGGGGCTTTTTCTCGGCGGCGCGGGCCTTATCGGCATCCTTGGACGCCTTGCGAAAGTCGTCCATCAGGGCGTCGATGGCAGCCTCTTTCTCGTCGCTGTCCACCGTACCCCCTGCGAGGGTATTGGAGAGCATCGAAAAGAGGTCGTCGATATGCATCCCGAAGGTTGCATCGGCGGGCGGGTTGTTGTGGCCGTGGTCAGGCTGCGAGTTCGACATCTTCGACCCCCTCGAAGCCGCCGGCCTTTTCGTTGGTCGTCGCCTTGGCTTTCGCCTCGATCACCTTGGTCAGACGGCCGATAATTTCGCCGTACTGGTCCTGATTGAGCGCGCGCAGGCTTGAAACGCTGTATTCGTTGAGCAGCTTGCCCTCTGGCACTCCGGCGGACCTCATCATGCCGGTCAGCCGATTGTATTCAGCGTCAGGCATCCCGCCTTCCTGCGGATTTTCCTGCTGGTGGATGGCGTTCTGCACCTCGTTCGCGCTGGCAAACTCGGTGCCGCCATATCCAGCCGCCGCTAGTGCGCGACCGATGGCGCTCGTCTCGGCGTTTTCAAGGGCACTGGTCTTGTTGACTTGTGACGAAGAGCGATATTCTTCGGCATGGCCGGTGGCGAGGATGCGCCCCTGTTCGTTGGCGATGATGGCTTTCATCACGACACAATCGGCATCGCGGCTGACAATCTCGGTTGTCAGCGACCACTCCTCTTTGTCAGCGCGAAATTTCGTCACGCGGAGGGCTACCGTCTGGTACTCCTTCCCGCGAATATTTGTGATGCCGGTTTCCTTCCTAGCGGTCACGTTCATTTCCTTTCAGAATATCAGCGCCGCACCAAAGGCAGCAGCAAAGAGACACACAGCAGATACCCAGAACCATGCTTGCTCAGCTTGGGGGGTGGACTGGATGATCTGGATCGGGCGGGTGTTGCGGATGCGGCGGGTCACTGTTAGCTCTCCGGTGCAAGGGCGGGATGGGGCGGCCCGCTGGTGAAGTCGTCCGCGTCCCCATCGAAGTCGGGATATTTCCCAGCGACAAACGCCCGCCATTCCGCTTCCGTCATGGTGCGGATGAGGTCGCTATCGACAGGGGTGCAGCGGGTGGCGATGGGTGAAAGCGAGGGGATCATGCGGCCTCTCCGCGAGCCTTGGCGATGGCAGCGCGAAGCATGTCACCGCTCTCAAGCGCCTCGCCCATCTCGCCTTCGGTGTTGGTGATGAAGTTGAGCGCCCGTTCGGCTGCGGCCAGCAATTCAGGCGCGGCCTCACGAATGCGGTTCATGCGGATGCGCTCGGCCTCGTTGGCTTTGCGCTCGTCGATAACGGCTTGCGCTTCTTCGCGCGTCGGGTACCAGCGATAATAGTTGGTGGCCTTGCTCTGGGCGAGCTGACGTCGGCCATCATTCCAGAACAAGCGATGCTCGGTCTCGCGGTCGAAGGTCTTGGCGTAGGGCTCGTCTCCCCATTTGGAGGCCTTGAACCACTCGCGAGGATATTCGCGGCTCATGCGCTTTCCCCCGTCCCATCGCACTCGACACAGAGGACTTCCTCACGGTCGAAGTAAGGGCGATTGCCAGCAGGGGGGACGGTGCCGCGACCTTCGCAGCAGGGGCACGGATCATCGGAACGCGGGCGGCTATAGAGCGGATAGCCCGAGAGGATGCGCGACAGGCGACCGTCCTGAACAAGCTGGCGCTCGATAAGCGATGCGTTCTGCGGCTTGCCGATCTCTGCGGCGAGCTGGGCGGCGGCGATGCGGGCAGGGGCGTTCATGCTGGACCGCCGATACGACGCTGCTCCGCACGCTGTTGGCGAACCACCGACATGATGGCAGCCTCGCAGCCTGTAGCTGCAGCGAAACCGTCGCTGTCGTCATAGGTCGTCTCGGCGAGCGTGCCGCAAATTTGGGCGGCGGCCTCCATCCCGTCAGTGAAAATCTTGTAAGTGCTGGGCGTGTCTCCAGCGGCTTCCACCCGCTCCAGCAGGTCGATAGCTCTATTGATGGCGTGGGCGCGGTCTACGCTCGGCACCTGCTCGGGAAAGCGAAGCTTATGGAGGAGGCCTTCGATAGCTTCGCAGAACTCTGCTGCGCTAGGGATGCCACTCTGAATTTCGGTGCTGGTCATGGTCTGCCTCACTGGTTGGTGAAGCAGTTGTGGGGGAGATTTCCCCCTTTGTCAAATCATTTGGGGATATTTCCCCCAATAAGACTACATGTCACTGTTTTAGCGCCACTATTTTATGTCCCAAAGGGATCATCCTTGGGCTGTGGCTTCACTGGGATGACGACTGGCGGCGGGATTTTCGTGCTACCGCTTGAGAATGGATCTTTTGCCTTGTCCATTTCGCTCATGCATGTCCCAAGGCGGGTCAATGCTCGAGAGGAGCCGCTGAGATCAAATGATCCCACCAGCTTCTCGCCGGTTACGAAGGTCACGAAGTGGGAGGATGATACCTCGTCGATGAATTCAGTATCGGCCACGGTAAACATTAGCCCCGGCGCGCCGCCAATGTTGAGCGCCGTTGCGCTGACGTCCCAAGCCGGGTTTTTATCGAACGTGAAGGTGAGGGGGTATCGCTTGTCCTCTTCTAACGATTTCCACCGGTAGTTAAAGATCATCACGAAAATCTTGGATGTGGTCGGATCGTGTTGAATGCGCAAGGTCATCGCCGGGGTGGCCTTTGCGATGTAACAACCATCATCTGTTGTATGATCCAGCCAAAGGCCCCATCCTGCCTCTTCACTGATTTTGGTTACCTCGTCCTTGGCTGCTCTGGGCGCCGATAAGGTGGCGGGAGAAACAACCAGCGCAGCAACCGCCGCCCCTAACGCAATCCACCTCATATGCCCCCCTAATCCGCGTCTCTTGGCCTTACGAAACTCACCGGCGCAGCCCACACAACCTCAACATTCTCCATATCGGGCGCATTAAGCGATCGCAGAGTGTAGCGTCCGGACTGGCTACCAGGGGCGAGGATTTTAAGGAAGGTTCCCCCGTCCGATGTTCGCACTGCGCAATACCGATTAAGGTAAGTGGGCAATATGCCGTCGTGATCGCGACGGACGTAAACCACGTCTCCGTCCTCATACTTAGGCAACATTGAAGCGCCCACGACTTCCAGCGCCATCAGGCGTCCGCGAGTCAATGGAGGCCTCGGAACGTAAGGCATCTCATCTAGATCGTGTAGTTCAATATCGGGATCGACGGAAAACAAAACTTGCCCTCCCGCTCCGATTTTTCCCAGCACAGGGACCATTAGGGCTGTGCCGGTCAGCTCATCAACCGGCATTGTCAGGGCTTCAGCAATTTTGCGCAAGGTGCCTATGCCGGGGTTATCAGTTCGGGTGAGCAAGTCGCGCACGGCGCTTTCGGACATGCCTGCTGCGCTGGAAAGACTTCGCCTGCTAAAGCCCTTTTCCTTCATTTCACGCTCAATGGCGTCACGGATAGCCTGAATATCTCGCATGGGGGATATATCGCATGCCCGCTCGGGGCCATGCGACTCACGAAATATCCCCCAACACATATTGACGACGGGGGATATTTCCCCCATAAGGTCGTTGCTATGACAGACCTTCTCACCGACATTGCGGCCTTTATCGCAGAACATGAGCTTAGCGAAAGTCAGTTTGGCGTTTTGGCGCTGAATGACAAGAATCTCGTCCCGCAGCTTAAGGGAGAGGGCGGCAAGAGGCCTAGGCGATTGTGGCCAGAAACCGAGGCAAAGGTCCGCAATTGGATGCAATCGCATCCCACCCGCCAATCCACGGCAGCCTGATCGTGAAGGGGGGCGGTCAACCTCGTGGGGGGCACTTCTGTCACAACTGCGGCGCGAACCTGACGCCTGATCCGGTTGTTGAGATCGGCGGCTGGCGCATCGATCCTCGAAACCGAAGCGCGTCGTTCGAGGGGACGCGTGTTCATTTCACGCCCGCAGAGTTGACGATTTTGCACACCTTGGCTGCCTCGCGCGGATCGCTTGTGAGCCGCGACGTCCTAATGGAGCGCATCGGCTCGGAAGCAGACAGCAACTCGCTGCGGGTGTTGGTGGCTAGGGTGCGCTCCAAACTGGCGGGAACTCCCGTGGCACTGCTCACCTTGCGAGGGTCGGGGCTGATGCTGGCCGAAGAAAGCGTCCCCGCATGATCGTCCGCAAAACCAACCCGCGCGCTGGTCGCTATCCTCGCGCGCATCCTTCGGGGGAGATTGCCACGTCCACGGCCGTCTCTCCCGAAGGTAACATAGTTCCCGGGCATCATCGCCGTATCGACGCCGAGGCCCGAGACAATCTCCGCGACGATCTCGCCAACAAGCCGAGCGCGCGCATCCTCATCGAAACCGAGATCGACGGTCGTGTCGACCTCTTCCAGTTCATCCCTGTTCGTCCCTTCCATGGAGGTCGTTATGGCGACTAAGCCGTTCAACGTATTGCGCGTTAACAGCGTCGAGGAAACAACGCGCACCCGTGCCGCTGTCGCCCGCGTCATCCTGAATATCCAGCAGGAGTACGGCGTTACGCTGGCCGAGATGGCCGAGGCAATTGACGTTTCACTCGGTACAATCAGCAACGCGGCGAACAAGAAAGCTGACTTGTCGAGCATTTACCGAGACCGCCTTGGGCTGGTCTTTGGCGGGCATGTTCTGAATCCGATCGCTGAGCGTTTCGGCAGTCACATCGTTCCGCTGCACGGCCGTGACGGCGACATCCTGCCCCTGATAGCTCGCGTTAACCTCAAGATCGCAGAAGCCCGCGCCCCCACGTCGCCCGGTGGCGTTGCCGAGGTGCATACCGAACGGCTCGGCTATCTGCCCGACCTTCGCGACCTTCAACGCGAGCTTGCGGCGCTCATCGTGGAGATTGCAGCATGAACGACCTTATCCTCATCACCGTATCCGCCATAGGGGGCGGTATCGTCGGAGCCCTTGGCATGTCGTGGCTCACGGTGGCGAAGGTGGCGGACGCGCTAAACGAGCGAAACAAGCCGTTAGTCGATGCATCTGCCGCCATAGAGCAATCGCGCGACCTTCACGCCGCCCACACCCGCTGCGTCGATGCTCTAGCAGACAAGAACGACCGCATCGACCGTGCTCTGGCTTGCGTCACTGAAAACTCCGCGCACGTCGGAAAGAAGATGGCCCGCATTCTCCGTGGTGACGCATGAGCGGCTGGGAAAAGCGCGCGCTATGCGGGTGCGGACGAGCATTTCATGCGTGGCGAGGCAAGACGTTCTTCGTTGATGTCGATTGCTGCCCTGACTGCGGCGTTTCGCGAGACGACATGAAAATCCGCACCGTGCGCTGGGTGCCCACCGCGACGGTTGGGCCTTGGTGGAACCGGAAAGTTGTAAAGCCCGGATATTGGGAGGTCAAACAGTGATTTGGCCCTTCAAGCGCAAGCCCGTAGTCGTCGAGCACGTCCGCTACACCAAGCGCCCCACGCCCGACCCCGTCGAAAAGGCCCGTCAAATCTGCCGCGACATGGGCAGGGAGATACCGGAGGCGTTGAGAACATGACCCAGCCCGTCACCATAGGCCGCGCCACCCTGTATTGCGGGGATGCGCTCGAAATCGTGCCGACGCTTGGCCGGTTTGCGCATCTCATCACTGACCCGCCATATGAGGCTATCACGCACAAGGCACTGGACGGAAAGAACACGGCTCGCCGAAATGACGGGCGCCCTGCGAGTCCTGCGGTCGACTTCGACTCGATCGATGCAATCCGCGAGCGGGTGGTGGCGATGGGCGACCAGTGCGATGGCTGGTTTCTAGCCTTTTGCACCCCAGAGGGAGTGTGGCCTTGGGCGCAAGCTATCAACGCCAGCCCCATGAAATATAAGCGCGCCTGCGTTTGGGTGAAACCGGATTCCATGCCGCAGCTAAATGGGCAAGGCCCCGGCGCTGGCGCGGAGAACTTCGTCGCCGCTTGGGCTGGTGCAAGCCACGCCCGCTGGAATGCTGGGGGCAAGCGCGGCGTTTACACCCACCTTGTGAATGGCCCAGAGCGGCACGGCGTCCACCCGACCGAGAAGCCGCGCCGCCTTATGGCTGAAATCATCGGCGACTTCACGGCCGAAGGCGAGTCCGTGCTGGACCCTTTCATGGGTAGTGGCACCACTGGCGTTGCGGCGGTCCAGATGGCCCGCGATTTCATCGGCATCGAACGCGAGGCCAAATACTTCGACATCGCCTGCAAGCGCATCGAGGACGCTCAGCGTCAGAAAGACCTCTTTTTGGACGGAGAGGCGGCATGATCCCGACCGGCGACGACTGGCGCATCCGCAAGGCGCTATCCTACATGGCCCCCGACAAGGTGCTGCAATGGGCGCAGGCAACCATCTGCCCGAACATCAACGAGCGTGACATTAGCCGGATCGAGCGTGACCGCAAGAAGGGATCGCGTCGGATCGGCACGGCAAAGGACGCTGACGCTGGCCTATACTCTCCCGACTGCGCTCTGGTCGATACCGGCACGCTGGCAAAGAGGATCGACGCCTTCATTGCGGCCCGCTCGAAAGAGTGCGGCGTGCATCCCGACTTCTATCGGAGGTCGCTGGGATGGCGATGAGGCGATGGACCGACGACGAGCTTGACGCCGTTCGCGCCATGCGCGCGCGCGGGCTGACGTTCACCCAGATATCCCGCAAGCTTGGCGACCGCTCACGCAACTCTATCGCGGGCATTGTCTATCGGGGGCGCGTATGATCCCCGCCTGGTACACCCCGCCGCCGTACGTCGCTCGCACCGGTCTTGAGGTCGTCGCACAAGTCGCGCGTCAGCATGGTTTTCGCGCCGCCGACCTGATCGGCCCTTCTCGCGTCCGACCCGTCTGCATCGCGCGCTGGCGAGCCATGAAGGAGCTGCGGGAACGTGGCGGTTCGCTGGCATCGATCGGGCGCACATTCAACCGCGACCACTCCACCGTCTCCAATGGTCTCAGGATGCTCGAAATCTATGGGTAAGATGTCTCGGGATAAAGGTGCGCGCTTTGAGCGCGAGCTGGTCAATGACCTTAAAGCCTATGGGCTGGACGCCAAGCGCGTCCCGCTTTCTGGCGCTACTGTGTTCGCCAAGAACGACATTCGCGTCACCGCGGGCTTCGATCCGAAAATCACCCTGTCCGGTGAGGCTAAGCGCCGCAAGAACCTTCCCGAGTGGATCGAGCAAGCTCTTGAGGGCGCAGACTTCATGGTCATGCGCGAGGACGGGGGCAAATCGCTTGTCGTGATCCGGCTCCCGCTGTTCGCGGAACTGCTGCAATGACGCCCTTTGACCCCACCTTGGCCTTGATAGCCAAAGAGGCGAGCGTGCGTCCCCCGCATGTTTTTCATTGCCTCGCGGCCATGCGCCAGATGGGGGCGAAATTTAACCCCGCCGTCTATGCCGACTTCGCCATGATCGAGGTGCGGCATGTCGAACGCATCGCCGCCGCTCTGGACGCCCATGGGATGCTTCCCAAGCGCGCGGTGAAGGAAGGCGCTCGAGGTGTCCGCCTCGCCAATGATTTCCAGATCCCCGCCGAGTGGCGCGACTTCGCCCGCAAACAGCGTCGCTGGTACGATGACGAGATAGACGCCGAGTTTGCCCAGTTCGCCGACTATTGGCGCTCGCAGCCCGGACAGAAGGGCATCAAGCTCGACTGGTTCGCGACATGGCGCAATTGGGTCCGCAATAGCCGCCGGCCTTCCGGTAACGCGGCCCCCGAGATCAGGGAGCATTACGACGCCCGCGAGCAGATGCAGCGCACCGCTGCTCTCTACGACCGCATGGGCCGCACGGCCGAAGCCGAGGAAATCCGACGCCAGCTCAACCCGAATGTCATCCCCTTGCTTGGGGCTGTCAGGAGGGCTGGGTAATCGCTTTTATCGATAAGTGGGATTGATTCAAAAATTGAATCAGTTTCGCCGTTTTGAGGGAGAAAAGTCATTAGCGTTCAAGCCACTTACGGGGCTATGAACGGACATAAAAAAGAGCGCGCCACTCACCCCGTGACGCGCCCCGTGGGATCGGTATTAATCGATTTTGCGGATAAGTACAACCCGGTTATGCGAATTGGCGCTTTATCCGAGGGGGTGACTGAAAAAGCCGCCTTGGGACGCCGCTATCGCCACCGAGTTGAGTCCGGTCAAAGCGAAATCCCCAAAGTGCCTGGTCAGCACTCAAACCGACCGATGTTGTGGGGGTGTCACCCGCCCCTCCCTGCGGCTCGCTGGATGCCAATGGGGATATACGTGCTTAAAACGCCACGGCCCAATTTATTGGGTCACCTTGCGGACCACGCGCGGACGACGCCAAGCTGGCACTGTCCAACGGTGGGGGCCCGGACTGACCGCCCGAAGCGGTGCACGGTAAACACAACAGAGCGCGCCAGTGGGTTAATCCGTTTCACGTCAGCAGGGAAACCCTCTGATGTGGCCCTAACGGGTGGACGTACTGTGTCATGACTAAATGGCACCCCACCCAATGGAAGCCCCCTCGCACCGGAGAGAAACAACTCCGCGTCATCTTCAGAAACGGAGAGGTCAGCAAGCACACGTACTCCGCAAAGCAGCTCAACTGGCAGGACCGCGGGGAGCCATTCGACATCATCGAACTGAGGATTGAGAAGGAGAATTGAGATGGAATATGAACGACAGACGAGCGCCGCCTCCAGCGACATCGCACAGCAACGCTTCGCGGCAGACGTGGCCGCACAGACGCGCTACGCCCCGAACGGCGCCGGAGTGCTTTTGGACGAAATGCCAGACCTGGCCGGCTCTCCGGCGCTAGCTGACATTATCGGGCGTGCCGGCGATATTCACGGCAACCTCAACGACATCGCGGATATTCTGGCCCGCCATATCGATCGCATTCTTGGACCGCAGCCGCTAGCAGGCGCCGGGGCCTGTGCCAACAAGGTCGCCGAGCCTCCGCATGAGATGGCCCAGCTTCGCGACCGCATGGCCAATCTGGACACGGCGGCATACCGCATCCGCAACCAAGTCGAACGCTTGGCTCGCCTGTGACCAACAAACTCATAGAGGCAATGGCACGGGCGATGCAGTCGGTTCTTTTCGTCGCCATCCTCCGCCCGCTTATTCTCTGCAACTACCGGCTCCGCTCTCAAGGCTTGATTCCAGACCGTTGGTACTGGGCTGATCAGGTGGCGATGAGCTGGGGAAAATTCGTCCAAATCACCGAGGAGATTTAACAAACATGGGCAAGGGCATGACCGAAGACCAATGGTGCATCCTCCGAATGGCGGGACCGCGGACCATGCTCGTCACGGAGAGCCTGAAGAAGGCAGGCTTTGACGTATGGACCCCGACCAAGGCGATATCGAAGCGCCGGCCTCGCTCGAACGAACGCCGGGAAATGATCGTCCCTGTGTTGCCGAGCTATGCATTCGCCCGAGCATCGTCGCTTAACGGGTTGATGATGGAATCCCTGCGCCAGGTCTCACCGCATCCCCCGTTCTCGATCTTCCGTTATTGCGGCCGCGTCCCCCTGATATCGGATCGCGCGCTAGATAACTTGCGCAAGATCGAAAGGCGAAACCTACCCGAGAAGGCGGCGCGCACGTTCAAGCGCGGCGAAAAGGTACGCATCACCGAAGGCGGCTTTGCTGGCCTGACCGGTATCGTCAAGACAGGGAAGGGGCGCTATACCATGGTGCTGTTTCCGGGGTTCTCTATGCCGATCAAGGTCAAGTCGATGTTGCTGCTGGAGGAAGGCGAAGTGGCGCAGTGGATGGCGGCTTGAAGCTGCTTTAGCGAGGGCGATTAATGGCGCACGAAATACCGGTTAAGATCGAATGCCGACGATGCTTGGGCGATGGATACATGACCCAAGGCGTCAAGAATGTTCGGAAGGTTCCTTGCGCAATGTGCGATGGTCGCAAGCATCTCTATGTTTCGCGGTGGGAAGTTCTGCCGCATGATGTGGTGGTTAAAAGATAGAGGGGCAACAAGGCTCTTGCATTTTGGCACTAGATGTGCCAATAGATTCCCAGCCTCATGGCATCGCTGCTAGAGCAGCAAAGGCGAGCTAAGTTGGATACGCTTCGGCGCCCTCGCCAATACCCGCAGAAAGCCCCGCTTTCGGCGATGTGCAGCGCAATTCAGATATAGACATACCGGCCAGCCGGTTCCCGCCGTCCGTTATACCGACGCACTCTAAGCAGCCACTGGCCTAAGCGGTTCGGCACTGATGCGACGGCGGGTTTATTTCAGGCCAACGCACTGTTTCCAGATGCCGCCGATGGTTCCGAATTGCTTGCGTAGCTCGATCTTGCTGCCGCCCTCATTCGGATAGATGGTGAAGGCCATCGACACGCCACCATAGCCGTTCTTGATGAGAACGACCTTCGAGCCGTCATCACGATCCAGCGCCGGCGTGTTGTTCTTGTTGGCCAAGCAGAAGGCCACGGTGTTCGCTGAGTCCTTGGAATAGAATATCTCGGTAGCTTCCTTCGATAGAACCTTATCGGTCGAAGCACATCCGGCCAGTGCGAAGCAGGCAACAGCGGCAATCAGATATCGCATAGTCATCTCCCCTTTCGGACTGACTGCCACGACCGGAGCACAAGGGCAATGGGCAGGCTCTCATCCGAAGGCAAGCGAATACGAGGAAGCAAAGGCGTTGCCATACGCAAGCGCCGCCTCGCTCGATCCAAGGGACTGTGCGAGCATTGCCTGAAGGTCGGTAAGGTCAGGCTCGCCACGATCGTCAACCATATCATCCCCCTCGCTCATGGTGGCGAGGATGTCGACGAGAACACCGAGAACCTGTGCAAGTCCTGCGATGACATCGTGACGGCCGAGCACTTCAACCGGAAGGCCAAGGGCCCGACGACAGAGGAATGGTTGAATGGGTGATGCTATCCGCCGTGCCATGAGCACCGAGCTTCCTGCATGGGTAGATGACGGACGACTGGCCATAGCGATCAGCATCGCATCAATGGCCCTCTCAATCGCAGCCTATCTACGCTCATAGGGGCGGGGGGCGTCGAAACTTCCCGGCTTTCTCCCTTGGACACCGCGCCGAGCCACAAAAATATCGCTAACTCAGTTTCTCGCCCGCGCGCGAAAGGCCGCCAATGACCGATCGACGCCAGCGTATCGACAGCATCACTGGACAGGTTGCTGCCATGCAAGCATCGGCCCGGGAGTTGTTCCCGCCCGCGCATATCGAATTGACCGAGGCGGATCAGCCCTTCTGGCTTTCGATCACTGCCGAAAAGGCAAAGGTCGAATGGACGGCGCACGACTTGGAATTGGCCGCGCTGCTGACGATCGCAATGCGGCGACTGACCCAAGAGGAAGTGAAGCTCGCCGGAGAAGACGCGGTGATCACGACGACCGGCGGCAATCTCGCCGCGAACCCCAGGCTGCGGATCGTTTCCGATCTACACGCCCGCGTGATGAAATACCGGCAGACACTCGGCATTCACAGCCGCGCGAAAGACGGCGAGGCGCGAGATGCAGGCCGCCGACGCAATCAGGCCAAGGAAGCGGAGAATGCAGCCACAGGCTCTGACGAAGACGACGACCTCATCGCCCGACCGACCGCACACTGACCCAATTGTCTGCGGCCCGATCCCCGAACGCCGGGAATGGCGGCACCTTAAGAATAGCGAACTGACGCGCGCCGAAAAGAACATGCGTTTTGTCGAGCGGCACTGCGTCGTTCCAGAAGGCGAGTTGGTCGGGAAGCCAATCAGGCTCGCGGACTTTCAGGAAGATTTCTACCGAGCCGTGTACGACAACGACGTCGCCACGCGCACGGCCATCCTTTCAATGGCCCGCAAAAATTCGAAGACGGCAACGATCGCAACGATTGCCATCGTCCACATCGCCGGCCCTGAGGCGAAGCAGAACAGCCGCATCAGCTCGGGCGCGCGATCGCGCAAACAGGCGGCCGAAGTTTATAACTACGCGTCAAAGATGGTGGCGCTAAGCCCCACCCTTCGACCGATCATCAAGCCAGTGCCGAGCTCTAAGAAACTGGTCGGGCTTTTGATGAACGTGGAATATGAGGCGCTGGCGGCGGAAGGAAAGACAGCCCACGGCGGTTCGCCGATCGTCGCCATCCTCGACGAGATGGGCCAGGTCAAAGGGCCGCAAGATGATTTCGTCGATGCGATCATCACGTCGCAGGGCGCATACGACAACCCGCTTCTGATCGTCATCTCGACCCAGGCGCCGACCGACGCGGATATGCTGAGCATCATGATCGACGATGCCGAGCGGTCGCAAGACCCGTCCATTGTTTGCCATGTTTATCGGGCGCCCGAAGATTGCGAACTCGACGAAGAAGCCGCATGGGCCGCGGCGAATCCAGCCATGGGCCTATTCAGATCGAAGGCAGACATCGCGGACAAGGCCGAAAAGGCCATGCGAATGCCATCGACGGAATCGGCATTCCGAGTTCTCTACCTAAACCAGCGCGTCAACATGGTAGCCGCTTTTGTGTCAGCTTCAGTCTGGAAGCAAGGAAACGAACCGCCGGAAGAATTTGAAGGCTCAGTATATGGCGGCCTCGATCTTTCAGCCACGACCGACCTTACCAGCCTTGTCCTGACCAACCGCCGCAACGGGAAGCTGAACGTCCGCGCCTATTTCTGGATGCCGCAAGATAGTGTCGCAGAAGCATCTAAGCGAGACCGCGAGCCTTATGACGTTTGGGTAAAGCAAGGCCTCGTTCGCACGACGCCGGGTAAGGTCATCGATTATGATTTCGTGGCCCGGGACATCGGGGAAATCTGCTCGGGATTGAGCATCGCCCGCATCGGTTTCGACCGTTGGCGCATGGATCGCATGAAGGGCGCGCTTGAGCGTCAGGGCGTCGAACTACCACTGGAGCCATTCGGGCAGGGCTATGTCTCGATGTCGCCCGCGCTCGATGCGCTCGAAGCCGACCTGTTGAACGGGATTATACGCCACGGCGGCAACATGCCCTTGGCCATGTGCGCGAAGAACGCGGTGGCGGTCCCTGACCCTGCCGGAAACCGGAAATTGGACAAGTCGAAAGCCACGGGTCGCATCGACGGACTGGTTGCGTTGGCAATGGCGGAAGGGGTGGAGGCGATGATGACCGAGAGCGCCATGCCCATCGACGACTGGATCGCGAGTTACGCGGCGTGACGACGCACAAGCGGACTATTGCCGTCGAATATGCCAACGGGGTTTCCGCAGCCGAAGCCGACATGGAAGCCAAGGCCGACCGTGTTCAGTCGTTCACTCCGCGCGCGGCGCCGTGGCGAACCGAGCTCGACAATTTCACGACGAACCGCGTCACGCTGCAATCGTACAGCGATGGAATGGCGCTCAATAACCCGGTCGGCCTCGCGGCAACATGGGCGTGCGTCAACCTCATTGCCGGGACCATCGGCTCGCTACCCCTCATGGTTTATCGCACGGTAAATGGTGTTCGCACGATTGCCCGTGATCACCCGCTTTATTTCGTTCTGCACGACAGCCCAAATTTCGACCAGACCGCGCTGGACTTCTGGGAGTTCCAAGCTGCAGGAATTGAGCTGCAGGGCAATGCCTATGCACGGATCGAGCGCCGCACGTCGGGCAGCGTTTATTCTCTAACCCCGGTGCGTCCCGACCTCATGACGATTCGCCGCGCCGGCAATGGGATGCTCGAATATTCGTGGTTCGACGACGGGACGCAATATGTCGAGCCGGTCGAGAACGTGCTGCATATCCGCGGACCCCTTGGAGATGCGATGGGTGGAGTCTCCACGCTGACCGCCTGCCGCCCCGTATTCTCCGGCGCCACTGCGGCCGAGGGCGCCGCGCGGACGACGTTTGCGAACGGGATGCGTCCAAGCGGGGTTCTGTCTACTGAATCCTCGGTGTCGCTAACGAAGGAGCAGCGGTCGGAGTTCGACACCTATCTCGCCGAGCGCTTCCAGGGCGCAATGAATTCAGGGCGCCCACTTCTTCTCGATCGCGGGATGAAGTGGCAGCAGCTGAATATCACGCCGGAAGATGCGCAGATGCTCGATAGCCGCAAGTTCAGCGGCGAGGAAATCTGCCGCTTGTTCGGCGTGCCCCCGGCGATGGTCGGATATGGCGACAAGGCTTCGAATTGGGGGACAGGAAAAGAGGTCGATGTCCTCGGTTTCCAGAAGTTCACCCTTCGCCGGCGCCTCAAGCGCATCGAGCAATCGGTGATGAAGCAACTGCTCACCCCCGCAGATCGCGCCGAGGGCATCACGGTCGAGTTCAACCTCGAAGGCCTCTTGCGCGGCGACAGCGCTGGTCGAGCCGACTTCTACGAACGCATGAGCCGGATCGGCACGATGACGATCAACGAAATCCGCGCCCTTGAGAACCTGCCGCCTGTCGAGGGCGGCGACGTTCCCCGGATGCAAATGCAGAACGTCCCGATCACACAGGCGGGTCAGGAGGTAGTTTGATGCTTCACAAGGATTTCGGCCTCGAAATCAAGGCCACCGACGACGCCGGAACGATCGAGGGATATGGCAGCACGTTCGGGGGCGAACCGGACAGCTATGGCGATATCGTCATGCCGGGGGCGTTCGCGGAATCGCTTGTTCGTCACAAGCGCGCCGGGACGATGCCTCTTATGCTCTGGGGGCACAATGCGCACGACGTCCCGATTGGCAGCTGGACGGACCTCGCTGAGGACGGGAAAGGCCTTTGGGTCAAGGGCCAGGTTGATCTCGAAGACCCGGTCGGCGCGCGCGTATATCGCGCGCTCAAGCGCAAGTCGGTGCGCGGCCTCTCGATCGGTTACGAGACCGTGGAGAAGAAATCGGACGCCAAACGTCCAGGCGTCACGATGCTCGAAAAGCTCGAGCTCTGGGAAATTTCGCCGGTCAACTTTCCGGCCAATCGACGCGCGACCGTCACCGGCGTGAAGTCGACCGATGCCTTTGCCCGCTGGATGACCGGGGTCCGGCCCCAGCGGCGCGAGTTGGAGACCATGCTGAAGGAAGGTTTCGGCGTCTCCAATTCTGAAGCCGAGCGCATGGCGAACGCTCTGCTGAACGATGATCGCGGGGTCCGCGACGAAGCCGCCGACCCAATGGAGGAGTTCTGGGCTGCGATCCGGAACGCTCCAATCATCGACAACACCGGCGATCCCGATTGAGGCGCCAAAACAAGGAATTATCGACATGACCGCAGAAACCAAGACGACCGCCGAACTGGCGGCCGAAGCCCGCGCTGACTTCGACAAGCGCATCGACGAGGTGAAAGCGCTCGCCACCGACGCGCTCGGCAAGGCTGAAAAGAAAGAAGCCCTGAGCGACAGCGTGAAGGAAATCATCGACGACGCCCTCAAGGTCGTCAATGAGAGCAAGGCGCGCGTCGACGAGATGGAGCAGAAGTTCGCTCTTTCGGTCAAGCAGGCCAAGGAGCAGCCGACCAAATCGATGGGCGAGCAGTTCACCGACAGCGATGGCTTCAAGGCCTTCGCCTCGGATGGCTTCAGCCGCAACGGCAAGGCGAGCGCCGGCTTCGAGGAAAGCCTGTACGTCAAGACGACGCTGACCTCGGCGACGACGGACTCGGCCGGCTCGGTGGGTGACGCGATCAACCAGACGCGCCTCCCCGGTATTCTGCCGCTCGCTCAGCGCCGCATGACCATTCGTGACCTGCTGACGCAGGGCCGGATGGACGGCAACACGCTGGAGTATGTCAAGGAGACCGGCTTCACGAACAGTGCGGCGCCGGTTGCCGAAGCCGCAGCGAAGCCGGAGTCGGACCTGAAGTTCGATCTCGTCTCGACCACGGCGAAGGTCATCGCGCACTGGACGAAGGCCAGCCGGCAGGTTCTGTCGGATATTTCGCAGCTTCGATCGATCATCGACCAGCGCCTGCTCTATGGCCTCGCCTACGTCGAAGAGAACCAGCTTCTCAACGGCGACGGCACCGGCCAGAACCTGAACGGCATCATCACGCAGGCTACCGCCTATTCGGCACCGCTGACGCCCGACATGGAAACGCCGATCGACACGATCCGCCTGATGATGCTGCAGGCGGCGCTCGCCGAATATCCGGCTTCCGGCATCGTGCTGCATCCGACCGACTGGGCGCGCATCGAGCTGACCAAGGATAGCCAGGGCCGTTACATCATCGGCAACCCGCAGGGTACCGCTAAGCCGTCGCTGTGGGGTCTGCCGGTGGTCGCGACGCAGGCGATCTCGGTCGACAAGGCGCTTGTCGGCGCGTTCCAGCTTGGCGCGCAGGTCTTCGATCGCTGGGATGCCCGCGTCGAGACCGGCTACGTCAACGACGACTTCACGAAAAACTTAGTAACCGTGCTCTGTGAAGAGCGTCTGGCGCTCGCCGTGTATCGGCCTGAAGCATTCATTTATGCTGATCTGGGCTACCAATAAGCTGCTGATCTGCTAGAATAAGCGAGGCCCGGAAGGACGGCAATCCAACCGGGCCTCTACACCCCGATCGCGTGAGGATCGTGATGCTGAAGCCTGATAAGCCGAAAAGGCGAAGCCCTCAACCGCCTCCTTTGAAGACGGGGACATGCTACAACGGCTGCGGTGCTACTGTTGAGTTCAGATACTCGCCGCGCGTGGTGTGCGTTGCCTGCAAAACTGAAAGGCAGTTGAAGCGATGGCGCGATGCCGCCGAGGTGCAGCGGCGCAAGCGTGGTGTTGCTCCGGTGAAAGGAATCGCTGATAGCTGCAAGCGCTGTGGTTCAATTTATACCAAGCTCGTCGCGCATGGCAAATATTGCGACCCTTGTAAGGCGGAGGCACCTCGGGATCGGGCAAGGCGCGTCGCTTTAGCAAAAAAAGGCGTGCCCGGATCGCGGGATTACCACACGCGCTGGTATAAGGAAAAGCGCCACAGCGATCCGGCCTACGCTATCAATTTCAGAATGCGAGCGGCAGTTCGACGCGTGCTAAATGGAGGGAAGCGTGGTCGAAAATGGGAGGCGCTGGTCGGTTACCAACTAGCCGACCTAATGGCCCATCTCGAAGCCCAATTCCTCCCCGGCATGAGCTGGGACAACCGCGGCGAATGGCACATCGATCATATCCGCCCGCTCTGTTCATTCGAGTTTGAGACGCCCGAAGATCCGCAGTTTCGCGAGGCATGGGCGCTCACCAACCTTCAGCCGCTTTGGGCTGGAGACAACATCCGCAAAGGCGGGAGGTGGAACCCTTCCGCGTAAGGAGTTCCATGCACGTCAAACCTGACCCTAAGCGCTCTGCTGCGGTGCGCTTCGCCTTGCTCTGCTTGGCGCTCAATACGCAGTGGCCCACCCAATAATCAGGAGAACAGCCATGACCATGTTCAGGGTCAAATTGCTGCGCCCGCTGCTCAACCGTCCGGTCGGCAGCGAAGCTGAATATGAAAAGGCCGATGCCGAACGTCTCGCCAGCTACGGCGCGGTCGAAATCCTCGGGGAAGTGAAGCCTGAGAAGAAGGCCGAAGAGACCACCGAAAACAAAGCCGAACCCGCCGCTCCGGCAAACAAGGCCAAGGCCGCGAAGGCCACCAAGGGCGAATAGTCCATCCCAGGCGTTCGCGCCAACTCAAGGAGAAATATCATGCGTCGCTTTACCGTAACCGTCACGACCGCCGCAGACGGCACCGCCACCGCCTACAGCCCGCGCGGCATCAACGGCAAGATCCACCAGATCGAATATGTGAAGACCGACTACGCCAACGGCGTCGACTTCACGATCACCGGCGAGGCCACCGGCGTGAACCTTTGGACGCAATCGGACGTGAACGCTTCGGCCGTCGTTGCGCCGCGCGCGCCGACCCATTCGCAGGCCGGTGTTGCATCGCTCTATGCGGCTGGCGGCACCGCCGTGCAGGCTCCCATCGCACTGGCGAACGACCGCGTTAAGATCGTCATCGCCCAAGGCGGCGCGACCAAGGTCGGCACCTTCCACATCCTCGTCGACTGATCGACCGCGGCCGGCTTTCGGGTCGGCCGCGCATTATAGCGGAAGGACCGACACAAATGGCCAATATCGTCTTCAACATCGCTAAGGGCCGCGTCGTCGAGCTCTACAACCGCGTTAAGTCGAACGACCCCGCGAACAGCGCTCTGATCCTCGTGCCGATCGAGACGAGCGGGCTTGAAGCGGATTCGACGCTGATCGATGTCGACACGCTGACTGCGCTCGTCGCGGGCGCGACAAACGAGCAGACCACGATGGGCCGCAAGACGCTGACCGATAGCGACCTCGCGTCGCTGCCCGCGCCCGACGACACCAACGATCGGTACGAGGTGTCGCTGCCCACGGTGACGTGGGCCGCGGCATCGGGCAACGCGATCAGCAAGATCGCCGTCTGCTATGACGCCGACACGACCGGCGGCACCGATGCGAACATCATCCCGCTGACCATGTTCGATTTCGCGCAGACCCCGTCCGGCGCAGATATCCAGATGACGGGCGGCGTCTTCTACCGGGCCAGCTGATGCCCGGCCTCCTCAACCGCGTAAAGGTCGCCACATCGACGACCGGCACCGGCACGATCACGCTTGGCAGTGCCGAGACGGGGTTTCAGTCGTTCAGCGCCGCCAGCGCGGTAGATGGTGCGAGCTATTCCTATGTGATCGAGGACGGCAGCGCGTGGGAAGTCGGGTACGGCACCTATACCGCCAGCGGCACGACGCTGACGCGTAACCTGATCGCATCGTCCACGGGATCGCTGCTGAGCCTGACCGGCTCGGCGAAGGTGTTCGTGACGCCGAATGCGCGCGATTTCGATCAGTTGCCGGGATTGCAGACCACATATCGCTCGGGGATGATGTACGGGCCGTCTGGCTGGCTCCAGACGAACGCCGCCGACGCTCCCGCAGCGGATCAGATGCAACTCGTTCCGTGGCCCATCCTGCGCCGCGTCTCGATCAAGAGCCTGCATTTCTACATGGGCACAGGCGCGACGACCGGACACAAGACGCGCATCCTCATTTATGCCGTTGGGCCGAAGGGCTACCCGCTCGGCGCGCCGGTTTACGACAGCGGAGACCTGACTACCGTAACACCCAGCACCGACATCGACATTACCGGTCTTGCCCTCAAACTCGAAGCGGGCATGTATTACGCGGCGTTCTGGGCCAACAACAGCACCTATCGCTTCGGACGATGCGACCCATCGGCAAACGTCATACTGAAGGCAATAGCCGCTGGTGCCTTGCTCCGGGGTGGCGGTTTCGGGGCGGGGATGCTTGCGAATGCAACATTCGGCGGGGCCGCTCCGACGTTCACCGACACCGCAAGCGAGATGTACTCGGCGATTGGCGGGGAGCCGTCCTATTTGGGCGATCAGGCGCCCTGTCTGACTTTCAAGGTGACCTGACATGAGGATCGAATTTACCCCCGAAGGGACTCAGATACTGGTCGCGGATGATGGAGCGCGGCGCGAATTGAAAGATGGTGAGGATCAGGAGACGGTCGCTGCTGCATTCCGGGCCGAACATCCAGACGCGAAGCCGCCTGTTCCCGAGAGCGTGACCCCGCTGCAAATGCGCAAGGCGCTGCGTCATCTCGGGCTCAAGGCGGCGGTTGATGCCTATATCGCCACGCTCGACGAAGAGACCGTCGAAGAGTGGGAATATGCGCTGGCTATCGAGCGCGGCAACCCGACACTGCAAACCGCGATCAGCGGCATGGGCTGGACCGAAGAACAGGCCGACGACCTGTTCCGGCTGGCGGCCACGTTGTGACGATGCGCGCGATCCGTGTCCAGCAGGTCGCGTTGATGTTCGCTTTCGCGCTGATCGTGATGGTCTGACATGCTTGGCTTCTATCCTCTCGGCGGCGCACCGCTGGGTGATGATGGGGCGGTAGCGGGGGGTGCGTCCGCACCCGTCGGCCTCGCCACCGAAACTGACACCGCATTCGCTTTAGCCGGCAAGCAAATCCGGGCAGTCGGGCTGGCATCCGAAAGCGACACGGCCCTCGCGCTTTCCCGCGTTCAGATCAGGGCGACGGGCCGGGCGGACGAAGCGGATAGCGCTTTTGCTCTCGGGCGCGCGTCACCCGCCGGGCGAGCGAATGAGACGGATACTGCGCTTGCCCTGTCCGGCCTGCAAATCCGCGCGGTCGGCGTCAGCGTTGAGGCCGACACAGCCCTTGGCCTCGGCGCCAAGCTGATCCGCGCTGTCGGCCGTGCGGATGAAACGGACACGGCGCTGTCGCTCAGCACCGGGCAGGCGGGCGCAGTCGGCCGGGCCGACGAGAATGATACGGCCTTCGCGCTTTCTGGAGTGCAGCGCCGTGCGGTCGGGATGGCGGTGGAGGCCGATACCGCGCTTTCGCTGCCGGGGGTGCAGATCCGCGGCGTCGGGCTCGCTGCGGAGAGCGACACCGCCTTGGCGTTGGCTCGCGTCTCGATCCGCGCGACGCAGGCGGCGAACGAGAATGATACCGCGTTCGGGCTCGGCGCGCGTCTGATCGGCGCGGTGGGGTTGGCCAGCGAGACGGATGCGGCCTTGCAGTTGTTCCCGGCTGATTATGAAGTTCCCCCTGTTCCGCCTCGCCGCCGCGCCACAATGCGCTCTGGTCAACGCCATGCATATACGATCAACGGAAGGCGCGCCGCATGATGACACCCGTCGCCCTTCAGGCGAAAGACCCGAACGAGGAACTTGCCTATAGCTGGACTCCCCAAACAGGGGACACGATATCTGGCAGCGCAACGCTCATCGTCACGGCTGGGACCGCAACGATCGGTGACTTGTCGAATATTGAGGACAACGCCTCTGTCCGCTGGGTTCTCTCAGGCGGATTGGCTGGCGAAACCACCATCATCACCGCGCGCGCAACGATGGCGAGTGGAGATGTCATCGAACAGGAAATCCGTATCCCGATCATCGATTCGGGACGGAGGTGCATCGACCTGACAATCGCGAAGCAGCATCTCGAATATGAGGACGACGACCGCGATGCGCTGATCCAGCAATATATCGACGCCGCGCAGGGGTGGGTCGAGGCGTTCACCGGCAAACTGATGACCCGTCGGACCGTGACTCAGCGCTTCGAAAGCTGCTCGGCGCCGGTATGGATCAACTACGGACCTGATCCTGTCGTAGAAAGCCTGACCTATCTCGACAGCGACCTTGCCGAGCAGGCGATCGAAGATGCGGATTATGCCGTGGTTGGCGGCCGCATCTATCCGGTCTCATCCTTTCCCTATGCCCGGTACGGCATCGAGGCGTCGATCACGGCGGGATATGACGGAGATGTTCCGGCTGACCTGATCTCGGCGCAGCTACTGATGATCGGGCATCTGTTCCTCGCCCGCGATGAGGCCAACCCCAGCGCGCCGCCGGCCGCCGAAATGCTGGCGTGGCCCTATCGATCGGTGATGGTGTGACCCCGGCAGGAAAGCGCGATCGCCGCGTTATATTTCAGCGCTACACCGCCACACAGGCGGATTCTGGCGAGGAAGTTCAGGCGTGGGCGGCGCTCGGCAACCCCCAAAAGGCCAAAGTCTATTATGGCAATGGCACCGAGCGGCGGGAAGCGGGTCGCGAAGATGGATCGCAGTCGGCAAATTTTAACTGCCATGCTTGCGAGACGACGAAGCAAGTAGCCATCAGAGACCGCATCGTCATGGATGGCGAGAATTGGGACGTCGTTGGTATCTCACCGATCGGACGACGCGAGATTGAATTCACCGCCACGCGGGCGCTGTAATGGCGAAGGCGACATTTCGCGTTGAGGGCTTCAAGGAATTGGAGCGCGCTCTCGTCGAAGAATTGCCCAAAGCCACGGCCCGAAATGTCCTTTGGCGAACAGCCGAAGGGGCGATGAAGCGCCTAGAGGATCGGGAAAAAAGCCTTGCGCCAATCGATCCGCAAGATCGCGACGGCGACGGTCGCCACCTGAACGAGACGATCAAGACGGAACGTGTGAAGGCCACCAGGTCGCGAGGAAGTGCCCGGTTCAGTGCGCGAAACGGCGTCGAGGTTCGCACCGGCCCGGCCCCTGCTGGGAAGCGCGCACGCGCCAATGCTGGATGGCAGGAGTTCGGTACCACTAAGATGGCAGCGAACAGCTACATCCGCCCCGCGATCGACGTGGAGGCCGAAAACATCATCAACGATGTGAGAGCAGAATTGACCGTCCAGATCGGTAAGGCGCGGGCACGCATCGCCCGTAAAGCAGCGAAAGGCAGATAACATGGCGAATTTGACTGTGACGGCCGCGTCGGTGATCCCCGGCGCCGGCGCAAAATCCATTCCCGGCATTGCAGGCGCCACCATCACGGCGGGGCAGGTTCTCGCTAAAGACCCGGCGACCGGCAAGTTCGTGCTTTGCGACAGCAATCACGCGACCGCGGCGCTTCGGATTCCCAAGGGCATTGCCCTGAACGGAGCAGGCGATGGTCAGCCTATAACGGTGCATACCGAAGGACCGCTGGCATTCGGCGCCATCCTCACCGCTGGTACCGATTATTGGGTCAGCGATACTCCCGGTGCCATCTGCCCGCGCGCGGATGTCGGCAGCGGCGAGCGGGCGGTGCTTCTCGGCCTCGCGACGTCGACGAGCGTGCTCGACGTGCAGATCCAAGACAGCGGCGTCACCGTCTAATAGATGGCCGACTTTGCGATCGCGCTTCGGGGCCGCATCGCCGCCGACGCCTCGGTATCTGCCGAGATTGGGACTCGGTTCTATCCGGTCAACAAGGTGCCGCAGACCGCGACGAGGCCCTACGCCTATTATCAGGTGATCAGCGATCCGCGACCAGAGCATCTGAAGGGATACGATGGAGCCCGCCAGTCGCGAGTTCAGATCGACGTTATCGCCGATGACTTCGCCAAGGCTCGCGATATCGGTGAAAAGATCATTCTAGCAGTCGCCAATCCCGGCACGCATGGCGGCATCAAATTCGGCCGCACGAAAGCCGAGGGGCCGCGAGACCTTACCGAAGAAACCGCATCCGGAACCATTTCACGGGCGAGCCTGGACCTGCTGCCCGAACACACGCCCGCATAGGTCCAAAGAAGGAAATCCAAATGGCAGAAACACAGGAAGCCTCGATCGGTTGGGGCGGCGCCTTCGAGCTTTCGACTGACGAAACCGAAGGCAATCTTGTCGAACTGGTTCAGGTGGTCAGTTTCGATCTTCCGCAGGTCGAAGTCGATCAGGTGGAGTCGACGCATCTCAAGTCTGATGATCGCTTCAAGGAATATCTTGACGGCTTGGCCGACGGCGGGAATGCCGCGATCACGCTCAACTTCCGTCCGGGTTCAGACACCGACGAGATGATCGACGATTGGGAAACCGCTCGCGGTCGGCGCCTGGTCCGCTTCACCGTCCCCCTGCAGGGCGTGGCAGCGAAGACTTACACGTGCCTTGCGACCTTCGCCGGCTATAACCGCGGCACCGTCACGGCTGGCGACAAGATGGAGGCTGTGCTGACGGTCAAGCTGTCGGGCGCGGTGACCAAGGCGGCCGCCTGATGGTCAGCCCATTAAAGGGCGAGGTTTCCGTCTCGATAAGCGGCGGGGAATATACTCTCGTTCTCGACTTCGAGGGTTTGGTCTCCGCCGAGACCGCATATGGCAAGCCATTGGCGCATCTCACGACGGACGCGCAGCAGGGCTTTGTCGGCGCATTGCGTGCGCTTCTTTTCGGCGCGCTTCGCCGCCACCATCCTGACGTCGACATGGAAATGGCAGGCAAGCTGTTCCTCGCTGACGGCAAGGCTGTCGAACTTGGGCTAGAGGCCGCTGCCAAGCTCGCCTATTCAGACGACGAGGGGGATAAGAAGCCGGGAAAGGCCCCCCGCCAACGTGGGACCAACTCTGGTCGCAATGGTGCGAGGCCGGCCTAGAACCGGAGGACTTCCTTCGTGCCACCCCGCGCCATTTCAAGCTTTTCGTCACCGCCCGAATGAAAGCAGCCGAGGAAGCCGCAATCAGTGCCGGATGGTACGCAGCAGCATTTGCCAGAACCGAAAAGCTCAAGCCGCTGTCGGAGATGCTGAAGCCGCCTCCAACTCTCGAAGAAAAGCGCGATGCCGGTTCCGTTCGCTTGGTCGCGATGCTTGAGCGAATGGAGCGGAGGTCCAGGTCAGCGGCGAAGCCTGAGGCCGATAAACAGGGCTCCGGCGATGCCCAAGAAAATCATCGCGATCCTTAAGGGCTTGGCGTTGTCGAGGCCTAAATCCATCACGTAGCCCGGCCATATCGGCACGGAATAGACCTGCATTTCGATCAGAAGCGCGATCACCAGCATCAGGCAGGCAATAGCCAGAGCAAGATATGTGACTGCGCCAATGGCCTTCGCGAGCATGTCGAATTCTCCCTTGATCGTGGGGACTTACCATAGGAGGCGCATTTGGCGCTAGGTGATGTGATTGCCCGTCTGTCGGTCCATTTGGGCCTTGAGACGGCAGCTTTCGAGAAGAATGTCGGCAAGGCAAAGCGCGAAGTCACCGGCATGGAGCGCCACATCTCCAAAGCTGGTACGGCTATAAAGGCGGCGTTTGTCGGCATGTTTGGCGCGCTGGCCGTTGGGCAGTTGGCCGACTTGGCGAAACGAGGTCTGGAATATGCGTCATCGCTGGGCGAGGTGGCGGCGCAGGCCGGTGTTTCCGCAAAATCGCTGCAGGAATATCGATACGCTGCGTCGCAAGCAGGCATCGAAACAGGCGAAATGGATCAGGCTTTGTCTCAGCTGAGCCGACGCCTCGGCGATGCTGCGCAGGGATCAAAATCGATCCAGGCCGCCTTCGACAAACTCGGCGTTAGCGTCCGTGATGCCAATGGGAACGTGCGCGACGCTGGCGATGTTATCCCGCTGATCGCCGACGGATTGCAAAAGATCGAGAGCCCCGCGGAGCGCGCGGCGATCCTCGTCGACCTGTTTGGCAAGTCGGGACAGAAGCTCGCGCCGCTGCTTGAAGGTGGCGCCGCTGGCGTCAACAATCTGCGCGATGCGGCGCACAAATTGGGCATCGTTCTGAGCGATGATGTTATCCAGAACGCCGACGACGCTGCAGACAAGCTATCCGCGATGAAGCAGGTCCTCGAAGCAAAAATTGCCGGTTTCGCTGGACAAAATGCAAAACTGATCACCGATCTTGCTGATAAGTTGCTGCGGCTCGCTGAAGCAGCGCTCAAGGCCGCGAACGCTGTGGCGAAGTTCGTCGATCAGTCTGGCCCCGGACGAGGAGAGGCCCTCTCAGAGAACATTCGCATTCAACGTGCCAATCAGGGGAACGTCGGGACCGGAACGGACATTGGAATCGCCGTCGTGCGGCCCTCTGTTGGCGGGCGAGGAATTTGGCTGCCCGGCCAACCAGGCGATGCTCGCGTCAATGGAAAATTTACACGAGGATTTCGTCCCGGCTATCCAAAGGGCGGTCGCGGCGGCGGTGGCGGCGCTAATGCTATTGGCTCCTCACCCTTCGGCGGATTGGACTGGTCTCGCTTCACGCCCGGACAAGGCGCGGGCTTCATCAAGATGGCGCAGGCCGCGAACGACATGGTTGCGCCGACGCGCGAGGTTAGCGTCCTGATCGATCGCATGGCGTCAGAATCGTCCCCCCGTCTTCTCGAAACTCTCAAGAAGATGTCTCCCGAGTTGGCGGCGCTGCGCAGTGAGGCCCAGTCGATTCTCGACCGCCTATTCCCCGATCAGGCAGAACTCCGGCGATATCAGGAAGAATTGTCGATTCTGACCCAAGCTATGAAAAAGGGACAGCTTTCGACCGAGGACTACGCCAAGGCCATCGAGGCGCTTCGCCGAGAGTTCAACGGGTTCGCCGACCTGATCGCGAACAATCAGGAAATCGTGGCGCTTGGCGTTGGCACCACGCTCGACGATGCGCTCGACGCGGCAAATGCCAGTTGGGATCGCTTTACCGATCGTCTGGCGGAACAGGCTCAGGGCTCAAAGGTCCAGATCGTGCAGACGTTCAACGACCTCGCGCAGGACGTTCTGTCGTCTATCAATCAGCTGTCCGGTGCGATCCGAGGCGGCGGTTTCCTAGATATCCTGACGGCTGTGGTTGGTCTTGGTATCCAGCTCGGCAGCGTCGGCGTATTCGGCAAGAAAGTTGCCGACAGTATCAACAAGCCACAGCCCCGCGCTCGCGGAGGCCCAATCTCTGCGGGGCGTCCCTATCTCGTCGGAGAAAAAGGCCCGGAATTGGTTGTCCCCGCCCACAGTGGCAGGGTCATTCCAAACGGCGCCCTCGGCAGTGGAGGCAGTCTTGTAGAGATCAGGCCGACTCCATACTTCGAGGCCGTGGTGGACGGCCGGATCGTGCGCGCCGCCCCGACAATCATGGATGGCAGCGCGAAGGTCACGACCTCGCGTCTTGGCCGTCAATCGAGCCGACGGCTTTACGGCTGATGATCACCTTCCCGTCGCTCCCCGCCCCCAATGGCTGCTCGCCGCGCGTGGTATCATTCGACATTCATGCCCGACCCTCGACCGGCGCCGCGGTACAGACCATCTATCGTCCGGGCAGTCGCTGGGCGTTCGACTTTTCCTACCCGATCATGCGCGCCGACGATGCGAGGGCTTTCACCTCGCGGCTCGTGCGCGCGCAGCGTGCCGGTCTGCGTATGGAGGTTCCCCTTCTCGGTGTCGTGCAAGGCGATCCCGGCACCCCTTTGATCGACGGCAACAACCCATCTGGCACATCGCTGCCGGTGAAGGGGTGCACACCCGGCTACATCTTCGACGAAGGATTTTGGATCACGCTGATCGATGCCGCAGGCGCCCATTACCTGCACCAGACCGTGGGCAGTGTCGCTGTCAACGGCGCGGGCAAGGCAACGCTGAGCATCGAAACCCCGATCCGTGCGCCCTTTCTCGACGGTGCCACGATCCTCGTTGAAACCCCGATGGTCGAGGGCTTTGTCGAAGAGGTGTCGTGGGGGATGCAACTCGGCGATTTCGTCGATGGCATCGCCTTCACCTTGGAAGAAGCCGCATGAACCAGATCGGTTTGATTGGCCTCTGCAAGATCGAGCTTCCCGACACGACGCTGCGTCTGACCGATGGCGGCTTCATCGATTGGGATGCCGAAACCTTCACTTCGAAAGATACGACCTTCGGTACCATCGCAAGCATCGATCAACTGAATGAGGGCATCGACGCAGAGGTTCCTGCTCTCGACATGGTGATGTTTCCCGCGAACACCGCGGCGGCGGCAGACCTGTCGCAGCCCGGCTTCCAGAGGAGCCGCGTCCGGCTCTGGCTCGCCGAATACGACCGCGAAACGGGCGATCTCGACGGCGATCCGGACCTTCTTTTTGACGGGCAGATCGACCAGACCAGCCTGTCGGCGGGGCGCGATTCGCGCGAGCTGGCGATGACGATCGTCTCGACGGCCGAGCGCCTGTTCGAACGCAACATCGGCAACAGCCTGTCGGCATCGTTCCACAAGTCGATCTGGCCGGGCGAAACCGGACACGACAATGCGACCGGGCTCGGCCGCCCCGTCGCCTGGGGCGTCGAGGCGCCGCCGTCGACGACCGCGAACTATTACAGCAATGGCTGGGGCTATGGCGCCGGCGTCGAAGGTGGCGGCTATTACGGCCGCGTCACGATCGGCGGCAGCTATGCCTGAGCTGGTAAGGCGTGCGGCCGCAATCAACGCAGCAATGCAGAAATATGGCAAGCGCGAGTTCAGTTGGCGCGATGCGGTGACGTGCGTCCACCTGGTGCGCAGCCATCTGGTCAAGATGGGGCACAAGCCGCCATCGCTCCCCCGCCTCCGGTCGCTGATCGCCGCCAGGCGTGCGCTGAAGGAGCGCGGCTGGGCAAATGTTTCGGACATGCTCGACGCACAGCCGGGGCTGCTGCGGATCGCGCCTGCGGAAATGCTGCCGGGCGATATCGCAGTGCTTGATAGCGAGGATGGCATCGGCGCGATTTTTCTGTGCGCCGGCGCGCACAAGCTGATCGGATGGCGCGATGACGCGCCCGCGATGATCGTGCTCGATCTGTCGTTCGACAAGATTTCGGGGGCGTGGCGTGTCTAAGGCGCTGAAGGTCATCGGCACGATCGCGGGTGCGGTCGCAATTGTCGCTGGGACGATTGCGACTGCCGGCATAGGGACAGCCGCCTTCGCCGCGACGATGGGGACGATTGCCAGCGCGGCGGGCATTGCTGCCGGGGCGGCGAGCCTTGGCGCACAGGCGCTCTACAAGCCACCTCCTGCGCGCGGATCGGTCACAAACGTCCTGATCGCCATCGACGCTCCTTCGCCCTACATGATGGGCGAAGGCCTTTTTGCGGGCGTTATCCGTCACGACGTCGCCTATGGCGCGACGCTGAAGAAAGTGCCGAACCCATACCGCCTACTGGTCACAGTCTATTCGCACGGCGGGCCGATCCACAGCATCTCGCCCCGGGTCGAGATGGGCGTCGTCGGATCCTTCTACAGCGGTTTCCTCTACACCGACACACAGCTGGGGGCGTGCCCAGAAGCGACCGCGCTGACGCCGAACTTTTCCGGAGCGCCCGGCTGGGGCGCGTCGTCGAAGCTGTCGGGGCAGGCGGCCATCGCGTGGAACCTTAAGTTCGACAAGGACGGCAAGGTCTATGCGTCGGGCGTCCCGCGCCTCGCGGCCTACGGCAAGTGGGTGCTAGCCTATGATCCGCGGAAGGACAGCACCTTCCCGGGCGGATCGGGCTCGCACCGGATCGGCGTCGAAACCACCTATGAGTGGACACAGAATCCCGCGCTGCACGCCGGCACCTATGCCTTCGGGCGGTACCAGAACGGCAAGCGGGTCATCGGCATCGGGATGCCGGCGACGGGAATCGACTGGGTCGGGGTCGCCGCGTGGGCCAATGTCTGCGACGCGAACGGCTGGACGATTTTCGGCCCGGTGTTCGAGCCGGGCAACCGCTGGGAGAATTTGCAGGAGATCTGCGCGGCAGGCGGCGGGCGGGCGATCTTCGCGTCGGGCCGGATCGGCTGGCGCTATTCGGCGCCGGCGGTGGCGCTCGACACGATCACCGACGCCGACATCGCCGACGAGGCTTACAGCGTCACCGCGATGGCGAGCTGGCGCGACCGGCTCAACTCGATCATCCCCAAATATATCTCGCCGGCGCACGACTGGCAGCTGATCCCGGACGACGCGCCGGTCAAGATCGACGATTATGTCACCGAAGACGGCGAGCTGAAGCAGGTCGAATGGCCGTTCAACCTGGTGAAGGACGGCGACCAGGCGGCGCAGCTCGCCGCGTACAAGCTGCTCGACAGCCGCGAGCTGCAGCCGATCGTGCTGCCGTGCCTGCCGCGGCTGCGCAAATATCGCCCGGGCGAATGCCTGCACATCGACCTGCCCGAGCTCGGGCTCGATACCGACGCGATCATCATCCAGCGATCGTTCGATCCGGCGCGCATGGTCGTGACGCTGACGCTGATGGGCGAGACGCCCGACAAGCATGATTTCGCGCTCGGCCGCACCGCGACGCCGCCGCCGACGCCGGCGCTGAAGCAGACGAGCGAGGAGCGCGACAATTTGCGCTGGGCGGCGATGCTCGACCAGGGCGCGCGCACGGTCGAATATGACAATGCCGCGACCTATAGCCAGGGGATGACGATGCGTTGGCCCGACGGGTCGACGTGGGAATATATCAATCCGATCGCGGGGAGCGGCAATCCGCCGCCCGCCTGGCCCGAGACGTCGAACGCCTTCTGGTCGATCCTGACGCCGCCGCTCGATCGCGGCAAGGTGTGGGTGCAGGCCGCGGCGCCGACCGCGGCGGAGAGCTCGGCGGGCGACATCTGGCAGGACACCAACGGCCGATACTGGATCCGGCGCGAAGACACGCACCTGTCGGTCGGCGGCAACCGGATCATGGTCGGCGGCAATCTGCTGACGATGGTCTGGACCCCGACGCCGACGCAGCCGGTGCGCGACCAGATCGATGCCGCGCTCGAGGCAACCGAGGCGGCGCGGCTGCTCGCCCTCGATGCGCAGGCGACCGCCGACGGCAAGGTCCAGAGCTTCTATGAGGCGAGCGCGCCGACGGCCGAAGGAATCGGCGACCTGTGGTTCGACACCGACGACGGCAACAAGCAGTACCGCTGGTCGGGATCGGCGTGGATCGCGGTCCAGGATACGAAGATTGGCGACGCGCTGACCGCCGCGGCGGGCGCACAGGCGACGGCGGACGGCAAGGTGACGACGTTCACGGGCACCAGCGCACCGACCGCCGAGGCCCTGGGCGACCTCTGGTTCAATCCGACGACGGGCGAGCTCAGGCGCTGGAACGGGTCGACGTGGGGCAATGCGCTGGTCGACCTGACCGCGAACGCGCAGATCGTCGTCGTCCCGCCGCCGACCTTCACGCTCTACCGCACCGCGGCGGGCGCCGTGAAGGCGGACCAGTTGCCCGCCGACCTGATCCCGGCGGTGACGCGCGGCGGCACCGATATCCGCACCGACAATGCGGTGTCCTACTCGGTAACCGGATATGAAGCGCTGGCGGGCAAGGTCAGCGTCGAGAACACGAACGGCGATCCCGACAAGGGCACGGTGACGATCGCCAACACGGTGACCGGCGGCGGCTATTTCGACCTGTCGGTGTCCTATAACTCGATCGCGGTCGGCAC